TATTATATCTAATTATTATTTTCGCACTAATGACATAAACCTGGGCAAACCATCAGACTGGGGATTCAATCTCGGTGACGATGCTGAAATAAATCTATACGGAAATAAAGTATTTGAGGGATACATAGAAGACATTGACCTTGTATCTAAAAACGATAAGGGAAGCACAATAGAAATATATGGAAGAGACAAAACATGCGACTTAGTTGATTGCCAATATGATGATACCAATAGGGAATGGAAAAATCAAACTGTTAGCTCATTGGTTAAAAACATATGCGACTATTTTGATATAGACGTTGTTTTAGATTCAAGTGTTCAGGGCCAGGCTAATACAAAGGTAACGATTTTTAAAGCCAATGAAGGACAGACAGCCTACAGCATGATTAAAAGAATATGCGATCCATTAGGGATACTTGCATATTCTAAAGCTGATGGAAAACTTACACTCGGGCGGGCAACTACAACCGATATATTGCCCGGTACTATTGAGAGGGGTAAGAACGTATTAAGCCATAGCATAAAATTATCAAATAGAAATAGATATTCTAAATACATCGTAAAGGGAATGGGGATCGGTGATGACAGTAAGTCATTAGCAGACTGGACAGAATGCTCGGGTGATCATGCCGACACTGTTATAACCCGCAAAAGACCTTTCGCGGTTTTTGCAGACAATACGTCTGAGAAAGGACTCTGTAAGAATCAGGCGAAATGGATAGCGTGGAATATGGGCTGTCTATCAAGGGTATATAAATACACCGTGTCAGGATGGAGAACTGATAACGATTCATTGTATGATATAAATAAACTTATAAAAGTTAAAGACGACTGGTTTGATATAGACGAGTTAATGCTGATTGTAGATTTGGATTTTTATTTGGCTGATGGTAAGTCTGCAAGAACAGATATTACGGTTGTTAATAAAAACTGTTATTCATTCTCGTCAAAAAACGTGGATGTAAAGATGAAGGCTTTCGATGCTTAATCTTGATAATACATATAATTCTACAAAGCTCTTTGATAATATAAGGGCTCGCATATTTCGCTTAATAGGTAGAGCAAAATTAACAACTGTATCAAATTCTAAAAAGACTCAACTCGTACAGGTGAAGGCTTTAAAAGATGAAACTATCACAGACATTGAAAGATTTCAGGAATACGGATTTGAAACATATCCTAAAGCAGACGCTGAAACTCTTACTCTATTCCCCGGAGGAAATAGAGATCAGGGATCGGTTGTTTGCATCATGGATACGCGGTACAGACCGACCGATCTAAAAGAGGGAGAGGTCCAGGTATATGATTGGAATGGAAGTTTAATACATCTTAAATCAGATAATAGTATATACATAGAAAGTAAGTCAGGATGTAAATTTGATCTAAAATCAGACGGTACATTTAGCTTAAAAGATAATAACGGGAATGAAATAAAGACTACTACTACTCAAATAGATTTTAACGGTAACTTGACGGTTGATATATAATGGCATTAAAAGATATAGCAAATACTGATAGGACGATAACGATAACCCCGACAGGTGCGGCTACATGGACGCCGGGAAATCCAACATATACAGAGCATCCGTCGAACAAAGTAAAGGCTAATAACAAAGGTATATTGCTAAGTAGAATATCGTGGACACTTGCCGCGGGCGCTTGCACAAAAGCTGGTTATGTTCACAATGGAGGAGGAACTTTAAACCCGATTGATCCAACTGCTACAAAAGTTAATGAAACTAATCTACCTGTATGGCAGGGGAAGCCATTAAGAAAAGATGATAAAGGAAATTGCATGGGTGTATTTGTCAGAGCCCTCCCATTTGATGTAGTAAATTGCACTTGTGATTTTGAGATAACCGATGCAGGGCAGACAAAGGCAAAAGGACAGTAGATATGCCAATTGATTTTAAATTATCTTACGATAAAGACTTAATGGAGTTTGATTTATCTATAGAGGATCTTGATATTGCCTATGACGATGGATTAGAAACCGCTGTCTATATTAGCTTATATACCGACATGAGGGCCCGTCTTGATGATGCATATGATAACAATGATAGACGCGGTTGGTGGGGTGATCAGACGGTCGAAAACAATGATCAGATAGGCTCACGGATATGGTTGCTTGATAGATCAAAGACGACAACTGAAAACATAAGGCTTGCAAAGATATATATTGAGGAGGCATTAAAATGGCTCGTGGAAGACGGGGTTGCAAAAAGGGTTGAGGTAGCGGCAGAAAGGGCTGGTCAGCCCGGTAACGATAGGTTGTATATGTCCGCTAAAATATATAAATCAGATGGCACAGACGTTACATATAAGTTTGATGCATTCTGGACAGTTCAAATGGCATCATAGGAGAATGTATAATGCCTTTTACTAAACCAACATTACAAGATATAGTTGATAGGATTGAAGCGGATATAGAGGCAAGAGTATCCGGGGTCAATACGCCATTGCTTAGACGATCAGTCTTGCGCGTGCTCGCGCGCGTAGTCGCGGGCGCGATATATCTATTATACGGTTTCTTGTCATGGATAAAAGATCAGATGTTTGCTTCGACGGCTGACACTGATAACCTTGAAATAATAGGATCAGAATATGGCGTAACGAGAAAGGCGGCTACATTTTCAATCGGCCAGGTTGACCTGGTTGGATGTACTCCGGCAACTGTTATTCCCGCAGGTTCTGAATTAGAGGCTCCTGATGGACAGGTATATACCATTGATGATTCTGTCACGGTGGGCGGTACGGGAACGGCAACTATAGACGTTACGGCAAAAGTAGCTGGATCTGATGGTGATCAGGCGGCAGGAGAAACATTAACATTTGTAACTCCTATAGCTGGAATATCTTCATCCGGTACAGTTACTGATGATCTTATAACTGACGGTCTTGACGAAGAAAGCGACGATGATTATCGAGATAGGATACTTGAGAGAAAACGTCAACCTCCTCATGGTGGTGCAGAATTTGATTATGAAAACTGGATGAAGGAAGTAAGCGGTGTAACTAGGGCATGGTGCATACCGCAGTATAATGGATTAGGAACGGTCGGTCTTGCTTTTGTCAGAGATAACGACCCGGCGTCAATCATACCGACAACAGCTCAGAAAGATGCTGTATTGAATTATATATTGTATCACCTTGATCCGGGTACGGGCCAGGAGGTCGGTGCTCCGGTAACAGCGGAAGAGGGAATATTCATGCTGGATATTTCAGAGGAAGCTATGGATTTCAGCATAGATATATACCCTAATACTTCATCGGTACAGACGGCTATAACAAGTCAATTAGAAGACTTGATTGTGTCAGAGGGAGGGCCCGGAGAAACGATATATGAGAATGAGCAAAACTCTGCTGTCGCTTCCGCTGGCGGTATTATAGCATTTAGAATTAACGGTGGTGGAGACATAGCAAGCGCAACAAATAGAGTCCCGGTTCTAGGGGCTATCACATTCGGGGATTATTAAAATGGCTACCGGCAGAAGTGCTGCTGATTATACTGAACATCTAAAAGGGTTGTTGCCATTTGGCAAGGCGTGGACTCGTGACCCTGATTCATTTTTGTCTCAATTGCTTAATGCTTTTTCTTATGAGCTTGCAAGGCTAGACAATAGGGCATACGATCTTCTTGATGAAAGTGTACCGGCTAATAGTAGTGAATTGCTTGATAGTTATGAAGAAGATTTTGACATAACAAATCCATCTACGGTTACAGCTACCAGGCAGGCTCTTGTCGCTTCAAAGACTATTGCACTCGGTGGATTATTTAAAGAGTATTACACGGCGGTCGCTCTTGCTTTGGGATATACCATAACATTTTACGAGTTTGCGCCGTTCTGGGTTGGCATGATGACTGGATCTTCTCCGGTAGGCGATCAGAAAAATATATTCGTATTTCTTGTTTGGGCCGATACGATGTTTGACTGTGGCGGGTTCGATGCCGGGTTCGATGCCGGGTTTGATGCTCCCGCTAGTTTGACAGATATAGATCCAGTGTGTGGTATGACAAGAAGTTTGGACGCTTTAATTACTGAGATAGACAGGATAAAGCCGGGGCATTCATTTGCATTATATGATTTTTATGGCAGGGGATTTTCAAGAGGTTTTTCATGGGGCTATGAGTGCTTGCCTTATCATGATGGGATAATTCCTATACCTGGATTTGATGAAGGGTTTGATATTGGATTTGCTGCAATTGCCGAATATGAAGGAACGTATTTAATAGGTGGATTTGATAAAGGATTTAGTTTAGGATTTGATGTCTGTCATGGAGGAGGGTTCACTCATGATGGATTTGATGCAGGGTTTGCTAGGCCCGCATAAATTATAATTAGTAAGGAGAAAACATTATGGCTGATACTCAACGATCAAGGGCGCAGATTCTTGTTCTGTTTGCAGATAACAGTACCGGGAATATCTCGCCGCAGGACCTCCGCGACTATGTTGTAACTGTTATGGAGGAGGAGTTTGTTAATGCTGGTGACTTTTGGGCGCAACCACAGTCACGGTATACTACGACCGACAAAGATGCACGGGGATGGATTCTGTATTCACAGTATATGCAGAGTGCATGTTCTTTTGCAAATATTCTCAGGCAAGATCAATCCGGTGGTGGATGGGGCGTGTATGATGCAGTAGAAATGTCTGACTGTGTTCTCGGTCTTCCTCTTGATTCTTATGCTGCCGCGGAATCGCAAGCTCAGATATTACTCAAGGGATGCGTTTATCAATCGGCATGGAGCACTACATTCTCAAGGCTTATTGGTAAGGCGGTCTACGCTGCGTCAGGTGCTTCAGGATCAATAACTATGACCCCGACTTCTTACATGCGCGTTGTTGGATGGGTTATGCCGTCTACACACAGCTTGCTAGGGTCTGCTATTGGTAAGTTTTACTTTGATCCGCACTGGGCTGTGATACTCAGATAATAAATTTGAAGGAGACGAGCCATGCATAGAACTAATGGCGAGGGCAATGTAGCGGGACAGTTTGTGGGCGGTCCTCCCGCTACATGCCTGACTCCTGAATGGTGTAATTCCGTTCAGGAGGAACTTTGTAATGTGATTGAAGCGGCTGGATTGACTGTCGCTTCAGATGGATTTGCAGATACTAAAAATCAATTGCTGGCAGCCATACAGACAATAATCTCTAATCCTGATCCGTATGATATTATTGTATCAACACAGGCAGAATTTAACGCGCTGTTCACAAGGCAAGGGGCTAACCATTATCATATCCATGATGACTACAAAACGGTACTTGTTAAGAATTTTACCGGCGGTTATCTGTGCGATGGGCCAATGTCTTTCTTATCAGGTGGTGATACATGGGGTTATGTGCAGACTAATCTATGTACCCACCTTAAATTTGAGAATGGGGCATACTGGAATGTAGGGGACAGTCTGTTTTATCTTGAAGCAAATACAAGCGATTGCAAACTTGAGAATGTCTGGATAAGGGGTATAGGTACAGCGGCGGTTGCTTTAACCCGTTCTTTCTATGCAACCGGCGTAAGAATGACGTTTGATAATTGCAAGACTAGTAATAGATATTCTAATACTTTATTTAATGGATTTGAAGGGTCTAATGTCGTGGCTACAGATATTACTAATAAATATGTAAATTGTAGTTCATACTCATTAAACTGTACTAATAACTTATCTGGTTTTAAATATTGTTATAATTTAAGTAGTTGTTTATCATATAGCCTATCTGTTTCAGGTGTAGGAATGTACTCTATGGGTTTTAGAGAATGCAGAAATTTAGTTTCATGTATAGCATATAATATATTTAGTGATGCTAGTATTGGATCTGGATTTTATACTTGTTATCAATTATCAGCATGTTATTCATTCACCATATCGTCAACAACTGGCGGAGCTACTGGTTTTCATGGTTGTGAATTATTATCTGGATGTTATGCTAACACTATGGACTCTGGATCTAGTGCTAATGGATTCTATAGCTGTGATTATATGTCTGCTTGCAAAGCTAATGATATAGATGCTCCTACTTTTTTTGGATTCAACTCATGTAACTATGGTTCGTCACTATACACAGATGAGGTGGCTAATTCTGGTAACGACTGGATGAACACTAACGATGCACAAATAGGCAACAAATATTCATGTCCTGCTGTATTCACCTAGGAGACAATCATGCACAGAATACAAACAATAGATAGAAAGTTTCATGCTGATACGGTTGTCCCTCCTGAATGGCTTAATGCTGTTCAGGAGGAAGTGTCTAATGTTATAGAATTTGCCGGGTTAAATATCCAGACTTCTAAATACGATCTAATGACTCAATTATGGCAGGCTATTCAGTTAATCAGGATGCAACCTGAGTATGATATTGTAGTTACAAACCAATCTGAATTTAACGCCATTATTACAAGAAACGGGGCGAACGATTATCAGATAAGCGATGATTATAAATCAGTATTGTTTCAAGAAGGTGCATACCTGTGTTATGGGGCAACTTCGTTCTTATCCGGTGGTGATGTCTATGCAGTATTGAAGACTAACGATTGCACTCATCTGGTATTTGAGAACGGTGCTTACTTCGATGTCGGAGGGACGGCATTTTATCTCGAAACAAATACAGATTATTGTAGACTTGACAACGTGTATATTAAAGGAAACGTCGCAGCAGCAGTAGCAGCAGCTCAATCGTTTTTGCTTAATGCTTATAATGTAACTTATAACAACTGCAAGACGAGTGATAGATTGTCAACCACTCATTTTAGCGGATTCAAAGGAAGTGGAACAGCTGCGCATAATTACACAAGCAGATATTCGTCATGCTCGGCGCACACATTGACCTGTGCTACAGCCGCACAAACTCTATATGGATTTAATGCCTGCTATAATCTAAATAATTGTATTGCGTATGCTATAACATCTAGCGGTGCAGGAGTCGGTAGTGGTTTTTATAGTTGTTCAATACTTTCAAATTGTCAAGCCTATTCTATGACTGGTACTACTAGCCCAGTATATGGATTTAATACTTGCTCAATTATTAGTACTAGTTATTCCTACAACTTAACCAGTACAACTGGAGGAACGGCCGGATTTATAACATGTTCAATATTATCTTCTTGCTATTCAAACAAGATTGATGCTACGAGCGGTGTATCTGGAAATGCACATGGATTTTATCAATGCAATTATTTATCAGCATGTCAAGCCAATGATATTGATTCTGCTGGGGGAATTGCTAATGGATTCTATGGGTGTACTTATGGGTCTGCTATATACACAACTGAGGCGTCTAATGCAGGAAACGACTATATGGATACAAGTGACGCGGCTATCGTAAATAAATATTCATGTCCTGCGATATTCACCTAAAACAAAAGCCCTATAGAAATATAGGGCTTATTTATATAACGTATTATATAATTAGTTTTTAACGGCGTACAAACATATTAAGGTACATATTAAAACAATTATATAATAGTTATATAACGTGTGTAATGCAATAATCACTTTGATTTTATTAACTCAGTGCATTTTTCAAGTGATTCTTTCGCGTTCGGGTCTTGTGGGTATTTCTCAAGATACTGCTTATAAGCCTCACGAGCCTTTTCGTATTCTCCCGCTTTCATGTATAGATTCCCGATGTGTATAAACATGTGGTCATACTTATTTGTTTTCTGCATAACCTCTATCATCTGAGTAATTCCTTTATTAACGTCTATGTCTAATAAGGCGCACCCATACTCAAATTGAATATCTATATTATCGGGAAAGGCTTTAATCAATGACTCGCATTCTTTCACGGCTTGTTTAGATTTTTTTAGTATAGTCAATGAATTAGCAATCCCCCATCGTGCGGGAAATTCTTTAGGCATCAGCTTTTTAGCTTTCTCAAGCAATGAAAGAGATTCCTTAAACTTCTGCTCTTTCATACCTAGATCACGGGCCTTATCCATAAGAGCTTGATATTGTATCTGATCTGATAGGTCAGGCTCTTTCTTCCATTTCATAATCGTGTCCTCCCGCATATGTTTTGCTTTTTTTATAACTTCCATGCCTTTAAATAATTCACTATCAAGGGATCTATAATCAACAACTTCATAATTAGATGGCATAAAGTTCCTAGCTTCAATCAAGGGAGTTGCCCAGTTACCGACCTTGAAAAACTTTTCAGCATCGGCAAGATTAGGAACATATCCGCTTTCCTCTGTTAGCAATGATTCATCACGGGTGTGTTTGTATTGTTCAAGAATATCAAGGGATGTACTGCACCACTTCTTTACATCCTTCGCCGTCTTTCTGGCGGCTTCAAGTATGATTTTATTTCTTTTAATGCGAGTCTTTAATCCTTCCCTGTCAGATAACATGTGATGTACTTTAGTCTTTTCAACATAGAGTTCATTGCTATGAAGCTTGCGGCTTGCTGCCAAAATAGATACTCCTACAAGCGGGCAGTCCTTAGCGGCATGTTCTGACTTTGTTGAATGCTCTTCATTTATGGTCATTAGTTCTTTCATCTTTGATTCAGAATATCTTTTCTGTTTTGCTAGTTTCTCCATTTCAATAACAGCGTCAAAAGCCTTTTTACCGTCATTTATTATAATATTGCAAAGTTCAATATCTGATTTTAATCTCTTTATTGATTCATCTATTAGACTATCTGAATTAGGAGAAAGAGAGTTAAAACTTTTAACTACTGATTTATCTATTTTACTTTTGCAATATTTATTAAGAACGTTATTTAAAGACATTCTTTCTGTACCTTTTAAATTCACCCCTCCCTCTGTTGCGTTTATAACCGTCCTATCAAGGTTCTTTATCATTTCTTCAAACGATGTTATGAATGATGATAGCCCTATATTTGTTACAACCGTTCCGCCATAATAACCTGGTACATGTATCGCTTGCCCTATACACATTTTTTTAATCTTCTTCAATCTGCTACGGGGGTCCGTTACCTCCCAGAATAAAAGACCATTATCAACCGTAACCTCCCCGCTTTCATCCAGTGTGTCAGCATGGGTTTTATTTGTCCATGACAGGTCATGTCCTATAAATATTATCGGATCACATCCCATTAAAACAGATGCTGACATATTGAAATGAGAAACGCTCCCGCCTGAGTCAAGCCAGCCTTTTGATTCAAGTATTCCAATAGTTGTATTTTCAAAACCTGGCTGATGACTCGTTGATATTATTTTAGGACCTTTATATTGCTTGAGTATCTTTGCGTACGTTCTATTAAGACATATTAAAGGAACGT